AGTCAAATGGTGTGTTATGTATATCTGGTATTCTGTCAAAACAGTCATCATCTGGAAAGAAACGTTTTCTGCTATCTGGATTTGTGTATTGACCTACTACTAAATTTTCTAGTACGCCATTTATACTTGCTACACTAACTGTTACAGCATAATCATTTTCTTTACTGATAAAATTAAATGCATCTGCTATATTGTAATTTGTTATAACACCTTTGTATCTGGTATATACATTACTTTGCAATGTCCAGGTACTGGTATCGTAAAAGGCACGTTTAATTGTTACGTTTCCACCTTTAACTGGTTGTGTCATAATTATATTCAAATAGTTTACTTCGGCTCCTGTACTGCTACTAGGAATACCACTTAAACTTATTTGTATATCGCCATTTGTTGTTTTTAAATTGTCATCCAGATTGCTTATACTTAAAAATGCACCTAATTCTGTATAACTGTTACTGTCTACAGTAAATGGCTTGTAAGCATCACTAAGATAGTACACGTTACCATTAAGATCTAGATCAATAAGTGTAACAGGTGCTATATTAGTACCTTGTACTTCTGGCATAGTAGTAGGCATTAAGTAATTACCTCTATAAGTTCAAAATCACCATTAAAATTAATTAAATCGTGTGGCACTACACTATATTGTGGATATGCAAACATTTTAACATGGAATCTGATATCATTACCCAGTCTTAAACCCCCACTTGTCAGTGCGACACCGCTCTGTGACAACACAGGACGATTAAGAGGTACTGTTACGTTACTGCTTGTACTAAATGCTACATCTGTAGTTACCTGATAAGGATATCTGTATGTGCTAGTGTTACCTAATGGTTGTAACCAGTCTCCTGCTTTAAATAGTGTGCCTGTACCTGTTGCGGCACTGGCATTTATGTATAAATCTGCGCCATTATATCCTACAAGTGTACATGCATTGTTTGTTTGACCATTTAAATTTGCTGTAAGGTATCCCATACCGCTAGTATTTGTAATACTTATATTTGCTTCTGTTGTTCTATCTAAATTGTCTAATGCTTGTAGTGTATCTCTGTTTGTACTATAAGTTAAACCACCATGCATACCAAAAGTTATACCATATGGACTAGGACCACGTTCTGCAGTTTTATATTGTCCTGATCTACTAATACTACTACCTGTTATAGGTCTAGCATTTATTGTCATAAATGTAGCATTGTCAATTACTGTTTGTAATCCTGCCATTATATTCTCCCGGGTTGTTTACGCCTGCCGGCTTCTGTTACTGCAAATACAAAACTTGGATCCTTGGCTAAGGCCATCTGGAAAGATTGCGAATCTACTGCATTTATATTGTAAGTTACTGATGTGCCGCCTCCTGCACCATTTGGTATAATTGTACCGCTTTGTCCTGGTACAAATAATTCTGGTCCACGTTCTCCAACAACATATGGTCTGTTACCCATAACACTACCACCATTTGCTTTACCTCTAATTATATTACCGCCTGTACCAAAACTTATAGGCATACCAAATGCACCAAATATACTTTGTATAATAGGTTGTATAATCATTAACCTCATAATATCTGCTATAACCTGTGTGATCATAGTTTTCATAAAGTTTTTAAATGCATCTCCGGCGTTTTGTCCTTCCAGGAATGCTGTTGCTAAGTCTTCACTAAGTGTTTTTTGTGCTTGTCCTAAGGAGTCTATAAAGTTATTAAGTCCTTCATTTTGACCAAACACTTCATCTAGTTCTCTTTGTAATCTTAAGAACTCCTCTAATCCAATTAAGCCTGTTTTGTATAATTCATCTAATTTTAACACTAAAGCATTATATTCTTCTATTGTGCCTTTTGCTAAATCTAATTCGTCTTTAAAGTCTGCTACAGCATCTTTTAAACTAGTAACACCATCCGAAGCACCATCACTTCCTAGTGCAACTTTAATTTCTTTTCCAGACTCTTTTAATATTTTTGCTGACTCTTGCACTTTAATTGCATCTTCTTTAATTTTAGTAGCACCTGCGTCTACTGTTGCAAAGAAGGCATTGACGGCGTCTGTTTTATTAAATTCTATAAATCCGTCTGCAAAACTTTTTATTCCTTCACCTGCATCTTTAAATAAATCACCTATAAGTCCTATAGTGTCTACTCTGCCGCCTAATGTAATTAAAAATACTAATCCATCTTTTATAGCAATAAGTATATCAATTAAAAATGCACCACCTAAAGCAACTGCTTTGAAGGCACCTACTAAATTGCCACCTATTGTTTTTGCAAATGCATCTGCACTTGCTCTGTTAGTTCTAAATAAATTAACAAATTCTGTTAACATTGACTGGAAGAAAGGCATTGCCTCACTACCTATTTCTGCATTAAATAATGTTAAAGCATCTTTTGTTTGTGATACAGCACCACTAAACTTTTCGTTAAGTTTTTCTGCCGCACCTTCTATTTCTGTACCAAATTCCTTTAATTTTGCAACTGTATCATCTATACTAACACTAACACCAGCCTCAAATCCTGCCGCCGCTAGTACACCTTTTTCTCTAAATACATCTGCCGCTCCGGCACCTGCACTAAAGGCTCTTTGTAAACTACTTGCCGCTTGATCAAAAGGAATACCAAAGTTAGCCGCAATGTTTGCCGCTAACATCATGTTTTCTTCTAATTCTGTTAAGTTTGCACTAACTGTGGCTAATACAGGAGCCGCTCCTGCTAGATCACTAAATGCAAAAGGTAATTCTTGTGCTAATTGTACAACACTATCCATAGCAATAGAACCTTTTTCTACACTACCGAATATGTTACTTAATACTGTTTCTACATCTTCAAATTGTGCCGCTGTTCCTAAACTGCTTTTTAATAAAGCAAAACCAGTGGCCAAACTAGCCACTGCGGCAATGGCAGTAAATATATTAAAAACTAAACCCTTAAGACCTCCTGCAAAACCTTTTAAACGTCCTATAACTCCGCCTTTACCACCTGCACCACCAGTAACATCTGACAAGTTTTTAGTACCATGTGCAACTTTATTTAAATCAGATTTAAGTTCATTTGCTCCTTTTCGTAAGTCAGCAAAATTATTTCCTTGTACCATTACAGAATGGGATAATTGTCCAAAACCTTTACTTACACCACTTAATTGTGTGCTTAATAAACCTGTGGCAGCCGCTAAAGGCACAATACTATTACCAAATGCTTTAGTACCTGCCGCGCCAGTCATGGCACTTCTTTCAAACCTGTTGACACTTCTAGTAGCCGCCGCTAGTTGTCGCTGAAAGTTTCTGCTGTTTAACGTTAATGTGACTTCTATTTTCTTTGCCATTATCTGTTTGCCCTTCTTACTATTTTTTCTATTATTCTATCTAAAGCATCTATAGTAGGATCAGTAAAACCTTTAGGTGATTGTTTACTCCAACCATCATCCAGTCTGCCTGCATAAGGATATTTACTTGCTATAACATTACGTTTAAGTTTTGTTTTACTTCTAGCATTTCCTGATCTTATAGGTGTTTCTGCCTTATAGGTAGGATATGCTTGTTTCATAGCATCGTCGTCAATATCACGTAAGTCTTTGACTAATTCCTGATAATCACTGTCATCTATTTTAATCTTTATTCTCACGTTCCCTACCTGTTGTTTTATAAAATTGTTCTTCTAGATCCTTTTGGTCATACATACTAGAATCTACTTCTTTGTTCTGTTTTTTTGCTTGATGTATTTCATTTGTAATTGCAACATCAAACACCATTAAATCAAAAGAATCGGCATTTTGTAATACTTCAGTAGGTAATTTACTATACCTAGTACCTATAGCATCTAATAATAAAATAAAATTGGTTACTGCACTTTTCTCATCTATTCGATGAGTAGTTACTTCCCCAATCTCTCACCAATCAGTCTCATTGCCTCTGTTAACACGTCCATAGGCAATACTTCCGTATCTGTAATTACAGGATATCCTTCTTCATTTAGTATTATATCTTGTAGTATATGCATGTAACCGCCTATATTATCTTCATTTACTTCTGCAAGTTTACTAAAGACATCTATAGATTGTCTGTCATACATAAAGAATTCTAACTCGTCGCCATATTTTTCGACAAGTTCTTCTTTATCTATTGTGAGTTTTATTAGTGTGGGTTGTTTTGCTAATTCTGATAATTTCATATCTTTTTCCTATATATCTATAATTGTATGTCTTCTGACATACGTTCTTTTAAATTGTGTATAGCACTATTTACAAATGCTAATCTGTTTGATGCTTTCTCAACATCTCGCTTGGCACATTTTACTTCATTCTGTGCTTTCGCTATCTCCATCTCCATCGACATCAGTATCTCCTGAATCGTGTGATCGTTCCATATCTTCATGTGGTTCCTCTATATCTGTATTTATCCATTTTTTGCCTTCTGGTAATTCAATACCATGTTCTTTGGCATACTCGTCCATGTCATGTTTTTCTCCATCAATACTAATAGTTCTATCAGCATGACCAGTCCAAACACCATTTACGAATAATCTTAAAAATTTATGTTCCATGTTTTCTCCTAAAGTATAACACCCCCAATATTGAAGGTGTTATAAGTTGTAAAGTTTTTAACTTTCTACGGTTTTAGTCAATTCTCCATTAACAATTATTTCCACAGGGGATAACCAAACTGCACCATCAATTGATGCTGTTGGGGCCAGTCCGCCAATGAAACCTCTTCCTGAAAGGAAGATATCGCCCGTTGTACCTGTACCAGTAAAACTTACAGAGAAACTAATCTCTTGTTTGTTTTTACTAACACCAAACAATCCGTCTTGGACTGCTAGGTTAACGTTTGATCCTGCACCGAACATGACTGTTTCATCAACTAGTAAGTTGAGTGAAAGGCCATTTTCATTAACAGTTGTAAATGCACTTGAACTTGTTGAGTCCAATGTGCTGTACCTTACTGTTCCAGGGGTTGCATTTACTGTGATATCTTGTACAAAAGGAACAACTAGTCCACCCGCGTTCCCAGGCGTTGCCTGAGTGTCGGCTGTTGCCTTTACGGCGTTTGCTCCTATTGTGAGGATTGCTTGTGTACCGTTAGTTACGTTAATTACTGCCATGATATTCTCCTATATGGTGGTAAAATTATACTCGAAAGTATATGTTATTACATCACCTTCCGTTTCTGTTTCATAATCACTACTACTATCAGTAGTACTAATTATTTTGTTTCTTGCTAAAAGGATGTTTGCAACAACGGTGTTTATATCGCTTAATTGATTTTTTGCATCTACTGACAAATACGCATTAACTGTAGTAACAGTTGAATTCACATTGGACTGATCCAGTGTTCTATACAACTGCTCTACGTCAATTTGTTCTTCGTCTACGTAAACAGTTTTCATATTTTGCAAATATAAGGGATTTTCTCCAGTTTCCCATGGCAACTCTGTACTAAGTTTTATGTTAGTATGAGAAGCCAAGTTAGTACTTAGTTGTGTTAATAAGTCTGATCTAACAGTCATTATTTAACCACCACTATGTTATTACGTCTTCTGGTTCGCCTTACA